TTCTGCCCTAAAAAAAAATACCGCCAAGAAAAAAAGGCGGCCCAGGCCGCCGTTTTTATTCGCCCTGCCACTAAACAGAAAAAACTATATCTTTGGTAATATACCCATCACTATTTCCGGACGAATATTACAAGTCCAGGCTCACACACGTATCACTGATAATAAATTTGACAACGACAATGCCATTGGACTTTACGTATTAGCCCAACCGGAAAATCTAAGCGGATCAAGACATATAGATAATATGCGCCTTGTATATTCATCAGACGTATTTACGCCTGAAGAAGAAATATACTACCCTAAAGGAGAAGGTAAATGCGATTTCATCAGTTATTACCCTTATCAAGAGGAAGGAATTATACAAGGAAGAAAAAGAGCAGGGGAGTTAACCCCTGCTTCTTTTATTTCATGAACCGTTCCATAAAATCCCAGAATAGTTTTTTGTCTTCTGGTGTAAGCTGATAGTATTTTGTTATAGCATCTCTGGCTTTTTTATCATGGACGGCAATGGCGGCGCAAAGATCACTAAAGTCAATATCAATGTCCTTTTCTTTTTTTCCTTTACCAGTTCTTAACCATTCTTCATTCAGAGAAAATTCATTACAAATATCTCTTATAGTCCTGTCGGACATATTTTTATTTCCATTTTCAAACTGATTAATGAAATTTCTTGAAAGATTTAACCTTTCTGCAAAAGCTTCTTGACTTAAATGATGTTCTTTGCGGATTCCGATAATCCTATCTCTCATCGATATCCTCCTTTCTGTTATTATAATACATCAAAAAGGTTTACAAGTCAACATTTTTATATTGACAAAAGATAACTTGTGTGCTATATTGTGTTTACAAGGAAACAAGGAGGTGAGAAATTGAAAAAAGTAGACTGGCCGATAGTAGCAATCGTACTCAGCATACTTTCCATTTTAATAAATCTTTGTTTTAGTGGACGAGATTTATTAAGAAATTTACGTTGGATATTATCTTGTCTAGGTTGGTAAGTATTGAAACAATGACAGATATTACAGAAATAATTGTTGCGACATTAGCTTTCTTCTTAGCTTTAATCGAATCAGCAACAGCAGAATCAGCTATTTGTTTTGCACTGTTAGCAATATCTTTTAATGTTTCGTATTTTTCCTCATCTGCCATCTGTTTATATACGCTATACGGCAATGGCGGATTGGTTGCCATCATTGGCATTTTAAAATCCATTTTTTATCACCTCCCGTCTACTGGAAGTATATCACAAGAAAGGAGTGAGTGCATGACTATATTAGAAAGAACTGATATTGAAGATGGAAAACGTATTGTTGATATCTTTACAACTTTATCAGAGGAAAACAAGAATATGGCAATCGTTTATCTTTCTGCATTGAGAGATAAGGAGATTGCGGATTCTTATAGGGCACAGAAAGAAAGCTCATAAGTTTCTTGAACTAAGGTTGCCAGAATAGAAAGGAGCAAATTATGAGTAAAATTTTCATTCCACATGAGCTTAAAACCATCGAAGTTGACACAGAAAAGAAAATCTTCCGTATCAACGGAGAAGATTTTGGATATGGATGTACAGGTTTTATGATTTCCTGCACGCCGGATGATTTTCGTATTGATGTGGAAGTGGACACGACCGTACACTTTGTAAGCTATTCCAACAAAGGAGAATTGAGAGAACAGGGAACATATAAAGCAGAAGTTCCTTTGGTTGAGTCACACAGAGCACCGTAAAAAAAAGGCCACATGAAAAATCATGTAGCCCTTGGAAATTACTTCTTTGATTCTTGATAGCCATATTCTGTAAGACAAATGCTTCCAACAATGTCATTTACAATGGTGATGCAGCCGTTGTTTTCTAATTCAGTAATAGCGCTATCTAGGAAAGTTATATAGAAATCAGAATCAAAAGAAGTATGTCCAGAAACATCATACTCATTAGCCATTTTTACAAGAAGTTCTTTGGCTTTATAGGTCATTCTTACACCTCCTTTCCAAAGGAGAGTATAACACGAAATTTTATCAGTAGAAAGGAGAAAGGCGTGAAAAAATCAACCAGGAAAAAGATCCGTTCTCTTGAAAAGAGAATATCAGATATTGAGTCACAACTTCAATGTCCGCAAGCTACTTTTACATGTCAATTGGTTACTCCAAACGACATTTTAGCCCAGATTCTTCAAGAGAGCCAATATCAAGATCATAAATATGAGCTTCGAGCTAATCTGAATGGCAAGACATTATTTGAGAAGAACTTATGATCTTGACTAGAAGCAAAAAGAAACAAACAGCATATCTTAACATGGTGAATGTATAAAAAGGAGGTTTACTGATGGCAGTAATCAAAACAATCAAAATGGGGTCTGGGGTAATCAGAATACATGATGATTACTGCAAAGACAACACAGCTGAGGATAATCAAAGGATTGTCGATGAATGCTCAAGAATTATCTTGGACTACTACAGAAGAAAAGAAGCAAATTTGGTATAAGCGCCCCGGAGGGAGTCGCAACCTCCACCCCGGAGCAGTAAGCCACTAAACCAACCTTAGTGGATACAGGTAAATTATAATCCTCTATCCGCTAAAAAGTCAATATTAAGCGAGAGGAAAATAACATGGAAAATAAAAAAAATGCAACAAACAACGAAAAGATTACATGGAACGATTTGGAAACAATGCTAGCTACCGAAATCGTGAAAAAAGCAAAGAGAGAGACTAAGAAGTGGTTCAGTGCATGGCTTTTGACTGCCGCGCTGTTAATCATTACTAATATCTTCTGGTATATTGCTTACAGTCTGTAATCTTTTTCTTTTTGGAGGGAAAAGAATGAAATCACCTAGACAAAACAGAAAGGATATCGTAGTCAGTGTGATTATTGGGATTCTGCTTACTTTTCTTCCGGTGTGGATGTGGGAGAAGAGCTTGCAGCAGATCCTGGCAGGTATTGTATTTGCACTGTTTACGTATTTAGCACTGCTTTGAGAAAGGAGAACGAAAATGTTTGAAAAAGAAATCAAAGAGCTTTTTGAATTAGCATGGAGAGTTTCAAACGAAACAGATTATTTTGTTTCGTTTTACATCACTTCGCACGTGCATCTTTGCGATATCGACATTATGAATTCAAAGTGGGATCCGAACAGGAAAAAGGATGGAAATTACACAATCTACTTTGATAGTAAACTGCTTAAGAAGGAATCAGCTGAGCAGTGCAAACTTGCAAAAGCACATCTTCTTAGACTCTTAATAGATGGGAGGTGTCCGCTAAATGTTGAATCAGATGGAGTTGAAGCTCCTGCCGACAATGGAACTGATAACAACGGCGAACGAGCTTCTGACGGAGCTGAACAGACGGAAAGAGTACATTCTTGATTGGGAAAATCCGGACATGTATCTGAATCACCTCGAGTATCACTGTGCCGGCGGAGTATTTTCGAATGGCAAAAAAAATCCGGTGAGAGGGGATGGTTCTGACAATGTGTATTGCTTTTTTAAGGCGGTGTAAACATGGAAGAGCGCATTAATGAGATTGTTAGATTAATCGACACCCAGCTTGCTATTGTGCCGGATAATCCGATAGAGGAATCATATAAGGCAAGAACATTGGCAAGCTACGTACAAGCCTTAAATGGGCTTTTAACGGCTCAGAAATCATATAAGGAGGAAAGTATTAGTGAGTGAATTTGAAATCCGTATTCCGGTAAGGAAGAAGCAGCCGGCAACCGATAAGGATAACCCTGTCGTGAAAGTATCAACAGTTGCATACAACGCGCTGGTTGAAATCTATAACGAATCAACCTTATCAATGAAAGATATTACAAGCTTGCTGATTATTGAGAGCAGCAAGCATGTAGTTTATGACAAGGAGGAATAGCAATGGCAACACCAATATTATGGAAAGATGTAGTCGGGTTTGAGGGGCTTTACATTGTGAATTGTCATGGTGAAATAAGAAGCACAGATCACTATGTAAAATGCAATACAGGAAAAAGACTGGTGAAGGGAAGAGTTTTAAAGTCTTGTGATAGAGGAAACGGTTATCCATTTGTCACAATGGGGAAGAACGGTAAGCAATACAATATGAGTGTTCATAGAGTTGTAGCAATGGCTTTCTTGCCGAATCCAAAGAATCTTCCAGAAGTTAATCATAAAGATACTGATCCATCAAATTTTGATTACACAAATTTGGAATGGTGCGATAGAAAGTATAACAATAATTATTCCAATAGAGCTTACAAAGCTGCTTCGAAAAAGCACAAGAAAGTGGAGCAGATTAAGGATGGTGTTGTTATCAAAATCTGGAATAGTCTTTCTGAAATCTGAAGAAAATGTGGAATTTCAATAGGTAATATCTCCGAGTGTTGTAATGGTAAAAGAGAAACTGCCGGAGGATATTCGTGGAGATTTGAGGAGGTGTTATAACATGGGATTTCCGGTCCTTATTTTGGGCGAAACAGGAAGTGGAAAAACTTATTCCATTAAAAATTTTGACACAGAAGAAGTTGGCATTTTTTCAGTAGAAAAGAACCGACTTCCGTTCAAAAAGGCGTTTAAAATCGCCAAAAATGCAACTTATCAGCAGATAACAAGGGTATTAAGCAACCCTCAATTAAAAAAATATGTGATTGATGATAGTCAGTATCTTCTTGTAAACGAAATGTTTGACAGGGCAAAAGATACAGGATATGGAAAATTCACCGATATGGCTTTGAATTTCCGAAATCTTATTCATTTTATCAATATTAAGCTTCCAGACGATGTAATTGTGTATTTTTTGCATCACACAGAGATGGACAGTAATACTGGAAAGATTAAGGCTAAAACAGTCGGCAAAATGCTTGACCAGAATCTTACAGTAGAGGGCTGTTTCGATATTGTACTTCTCACTTCTGTAGAGGGTCAAGAACATTATTTTATCACACAATCAGATGGATATACTACAGCAAAAAGTCCGGAAGGAATGTTTGATTTGAAAATTCCGAACGACTTGAAAGTGGTAGATGCAGCTATCAGAGATTATTACGAATTAGGAAAAGGAGAGAATAAAGATGAATAAACCAACAGCGTATGATACTACACAGGCAGCAGGAGAATTTGAACCAATTAAGCTTGGCGGTCATAAAATGGTGATTAAACAGGTGTCTGAACGTCAGTCAAAACCAGACGATGAGGGAAAAACTAAAAATATGCTCGTTATTCTGTTTGATTTTGCCGACGGTGACGAACAGGCTGGATATTTTATGAAGCAGTTCGAAAATGATATCCGTCCAGACAAGAAATATCCGAATGCCGGTACTAACTATATGATTATTGATGAAAACGTTGATTATGGCGTTCGCAATCTCAAGACTTTTATTACTTGCGTGGAAAAATCCAACCCTGGATTTGCCGTTAAATGGGGTGACAATTTCGGGCAGCAGTTCAAGAGTAAACTGATCGGCGGTGTCTTTGGGGTTGAAAAAGACTGGTACGATAACAGAGAAATTAATCGTCACAAACTTGCCCGTTTTCGTAGTATTGAAGGAATAA